CGCCACCGTCGCCGAAGTCAATATTAACTCCACCAGTAATGTTTTGATTCCGATACCATTCATTCATTATTAATGAATAGGCCCGGAAAGGTAGAGCATTTACTTCGATTAAGATTTCTTCCTGTGGAGTTGTGCCTTGTACCATAGGGATTCCGAAGTAATCCTGTAGTGTCGTTTCCTTCACAAGGATATTAAAGCCACCTGGGTCGAAGATGGCTTCCTGTTCAATATTTATATTTATCTTTACCTGTGGAACAGATTTTGTCGTAGGGTCGTCGGAAGGTTTATCGCGTTCGCCCATGAAAAACTGCCAGTTGTCCCAAACAAGCCTGTTAGGGACAAAGAAGTAGTGAACAGTTGCTTCGACGTTATCCATGATGGGCTTCAATGGGGTAGCCAAGCGCATAAATACAGTGCTATTTATATTGAAGGTGTCTCCGGGTAATACCTCTTGGCACATTACCGGGATAATCCGGGAATGGTTCGCTGTGCCTTTCCAAGAGTGAGACATATCGAAAGTTGATCTCTCAGTTTCGGCAGTTGGCAAATCCGAGAATTTAGCCTGTACATTAGTCGCCATAGGCTGTCTGAAAGTTTGTTCGCTCATGCTGTTTTGACCTCTTGTTCGTCAATTGGAATGTCTGTTTGTTGTTTTAAATCTTCAGCCGATAACGTGTATTGTTGAAAGCTTTCAACTGTGATTAATGGTGTACCTGGTATGTTAGTGTCTTTGCCGTCGATAACGGCGACCAGCAGGATATAGTCTTGAGGGAGAGGCGCTTCGCCGTCTTTCCTCATATCAAGTATTTTAGTGATGGTATCGTAATTGCCGGAGAACGGTTCGGACCGTTTACCGGTCTGATGATCTATGAATTGAAATATCATAGTTCGAGATTCGAGATTGTCTGTTGAGTTTGACATTTAATGTTTTTCCTTTTGTTGTCGCGCATTATCAGCGCTTGCAAGGTTAATGCCCATAGAACGGGCCTGTTGATTGTCGAGCGGGTTTGATTGCCTTTGATTCTCCTTTATTTTATCGAATTCTTCTACACCTTCTAACCAAGTCATATAGACCTTGGGTACTGGATAAGGTGTCCCTTCTATTTGCACTGATTCCATTCTTCGGATGTTGTCATGGTTTGCCCGGACCCATTCTTTCCCAATTGGGGGGTACCTGGACATGATGGAAAATGTATCTGAATCGTCAAGTTTCTTTGTAACGTATCCTGCCGTATACATCGCAGTAGCGACAGTGAAGGGAGCAACGACAACGTTGCCTTTTCCCCATATGGATGTGAGGTGTTCATTGATGTACATCCCGTTTCCAATATCGTGAGCGCCGCCGAGAAAATCATGACCGAAGATAATTGCATGGTAATGAGGCCTAGCTGTTTTCGAGCCGTATTCTCCCGTCAGGAAATACCGTGGCTTTTCGACCCGATTTCTTAACCTTTTCAGGAATGTTTGTGGGTCGTGGCGGTTTATATTGATGGGGCAATGTTGGTCGTCGTAAGTAAGAGTAATAAATGAGTTTTGCTCGTGCATTAGTGATTCGTGGTGCATACGGATACCCCAGTCACGGCGTCGTTGTTTAACGCAACCGAGGCATTTTCCGCATGATATGTAGTAGTCCGGCTGGGCATCAGGAGACAGTTTAGGAGGTTTGAACCTGATATTATGCTTGCCGTTTTCGTTGGCATTAGTAGCAGACCAAGCCGGACGTGATCGTATGCAGGGCATTAAAGAATAATGCCACCGCGTGATGCCCGGCGGGGCATATTGAGCCGGTGTGGTGTTGCTGTTCTTTTGAAACTTTTACCTGGTCGCTTTGCTCTAGTACGTTTCATTTTTGTAGCTCCTTTGGGTCGCTGTCAGTATGGAGGTATGTTATCGAGAAGGCATACCTCCAGTGTAATGATTATTTTGACGTCCTGTCAAGTTGCGGATAAAAAAAACCCCAGTCTTTCGACTGGGGCGCTCCGGCACAAGGCCTACGCTGTGGGGTTAATCAGTGGCGGGGGGTGTTTCCGCCGCTTGTTCGCTTTCTTTTTGTTGTTGTTTTAGTGTTTCTAGTTCTTGTAATTTTTGATTTATTTGTTGATTTTTTTGTTTTTGTTCTTCAGCTTGTAGCGTCTTTAGTTCCGCCAATGCTTCCGTTTTTTTGTTTATCATGTCTGTGAGATCGCCTTGCAGGCCGCATACGTCGGCGTATTGCCCTTGTCCAGTATGGGGGGTTTCCGGCAGTGTGCCGGTCCGGGCAAATCGCGCGACGATTTTGTTCACGTCGGTATCGTTGCCGAGTGAGGTATCAGTTACGCTTTCGCCGTAATTCATGTCATTGACTACACGATCGCGTTGCCATGGTTTCCTGATGTTGGGTTGGTCCATTTTTAGTTTCCTTTAGTTGGGATTTGTCGGCCTAGATTTTGTTCTATCCAGGTACCGTATTCCTTGGATATATATCCGTAATAGTCTAGTAGCAGTTTGTCGAGTGCCTGTAGGGCCTCGACAGGTGCGTTTCGTACGGAATCGAATATTTTTGGCGCCAAGTCTTTGCTCATTGACATGAGTGCGCCGAAGTCTTTTCCGGCTTCGGCTATTATTGGGGCCATGGTTTCCCATATTTCACTCTGTTTTAGTTTGATTTTGTTTTGGATTGAGATGCCCTCTGTTTGTTCTAGGATTTGATCTGTGAGGGCTTTTTGTTGGCTCATAGTTTGAGCCGATGATGCCATGTTGATTCCGGCATGAGCGCCGGAGGACATAGCGGACCCGAAGTCGGGTACCTGGGCCATTGCCCCGCCGGGGGTACTGGCCGGTGAGCCGAGTGCTAACACTCGGTTGAGACCGGCGGCTTCCAAGTCAGCAGCCGCCCTTTGATAGGCGGTATTTGACATGCGTTCCTGGAACTGCCGGTTTTTCTGTGCTTCCTTTGCTGACATTTTTGCCGAGTACGCAGACCCGGCCGCTCCGAGAACGGAGCCTGCAACGGCTCCGCCTCCCGCAGTTGCTAAAAATTTGCCAGCTGCTGCTAGTACAGACATTAGAAATGATCTACCAGTCCGGGCACAGCATATACAGGCATGACCCGAGTCGCTGTCATTTGATGCCAGCAATCGATGAGATAATGGGGCTCGTCCTGGACCGCTACTATCCGATCGATAGGTGCATTTTCTACAATGAAAAATGGGTTGAGCGGTGAGAGTGCGTCGAAGTCTTGAGACAAATGCCAGACATCAAGGGATGCCGGGTCGTTAGATCGAAATTTGCCTGTGATGAGACTGGGTTGATAGCGGTATTCCGCGTAACGCTCCTGATAGCCCCAAGTTTCCTCGTTTACACCGGCAGGATTGTCCGGGTCTAAGAATAATTCTTTGTTCAAGATGTTTTGCTCGCCCAGGTGCGACAGTGCCGGCCAATAGTAATCATAACGGGTTTGGCGTGACCAAAACCTGTTCAGTCCGTTTTGATAGGTCAAGTCTGCCCGGGTTGATAATAGACAGAATAAGAAGCCGTGTTCCACGAAGGAATGAGTTATTCCAGCTTTTAATAGGCCAGTGCCGACGGCGGCGAGTTCTGCCTGTGGAGCATCAGTTGTTGCGACAGTTGAGGCGATAGGGTTTACCATTATTTGAGTGTTACCACCGCCAAGATATTCAGGTCGCTGTAGCCTAGCGTCGGGTGATGCAACGTTGAAATGGCTTAACAGAATTTCTATGTACCTGGTACCGCCGCGCGCGTCGCGTTCCAAGAGTCGTTGAATCTGAAATGCAGTTCGAAGATCGTTGATTGTTACAGCAGTTGTTTCTTTTAAGTCGGCGCGTATGTTGGGGAAGCCGGGATTATTTGGGTCCTCTTCCATTAGCCAATGAACGCCGTTATCTGCACCGCTTTGAATTTGGGTGCTGTCGTAGTAAATTTTATCAGTTTGATCTGTTTCGTATACGGCCTGATTGCTGTACTCGAACGTTTGGGAATATGTGCCAATTCCTGTTACCGCGGCCTCGGTTCCGAGAGGAATAAATACCGGGTCTCCTTTTTGTGGCCACGGAAGAGCGCGTGTAAAGTAATCCGCTTTTTTGAGTCGGCGTGTTACATATCCATAGGTGTCGAAACCTACTTGTTCTCCACCGTCGCCGAAGTCAATATTAACTCCACCAGTAATGTTTTGATTCCGATACCATTCATTCATTATTAATGAATAGGCCCGGAAAGGTAGAGCATT